TGTTGACATTCGTTCTTAAATGATCTATAATAGCTATATAAAGTAAATCAACAGGGAATACATTATGGAAAATCTAGGTATCAACTTTGTAAATGCAAACGAAGCCGGTCTTATCTTTACTATCAATACTGACAAAGGTCAGATACGACGTCGGTGTGACACTATCGAAGATGGTCAATTTTGGGTTGGCTGCTACGGAGTTTCTGAAGATTTGTTCCTTTCATCTAATATGGATTTTGCATCTGAAGAAGGCTTCTATGATGATGGAGAAGCTAAAATCATGCTAAAGAAAATACTTGGAATTAAATGAAAATAACTGTTGACATATCATCTTAAATGATGTATAATAGTATTATAAACAAACACACTAAAGGAAATTATATTATGGCACACGAACTTGAAATGATTGACGGCGTTGCACAAATGGCTTACCGCGAAAGCAAAGGCCTACCTTGGCACGGTCTTGGTACTCCAGTATCAGACGACATGACTCCGCGTGAGATGATGCAAGCTGCAGGTCTCGACTGGAATGTCGAAAAGATCGATACTCTATATCGCCACAAAGGTGATACTTTTAAAACTGGCCAACAAGCGCTAGTTCGTTCAACTGATAGTAAAATTCTTACCCAAGTTGGTGAAAATTGGAACCCAGTTCAAAACTCTGATGCATTCGACTTCTTTTCTGAATTCGTAAGTGCTGGTGACATGCAGATGGACACCGCCGGTTCTCTTAAAGATGGTCAGATCGTATGGGCATTAGCTGACGTCAAAGACGGTTTCTCACTATTTGGTGGTGATGAAGTTAAAGGCTACTTGTTATTCTCTAATCCACATCAATACGGTAAAGCAATCGACATTAAGTTCGTAATGGAACGTGTTGTATGCAATAACACTTTGGCAGTGGCTCTTAATGAGAAAAACCAGCCTTCAGTACGTGTTAATCACCGTTCAGTCTTTGATCCAGCAGCAGTAAAAGAAATTCTTGGCTTGTCACACAACAAGGTAGAGAAATTCAAAGAAGCTGCAGAGTTTCTCGGATCTAAGCAATATGATCGTGCACAGCTTGAGCGGTTCTTTGGTAAAATCTTTGGTGAGTCTAGCCGTGAAGATAAAGTTTTATCTCGCACTGCAGAACAAGCTATGGAATACGTTGAGAACCAACCCGGCGATCACTTCCGTCCAGGATCATGGTGGAATGCATACAACGCTGTTACCTATATGGCTGACCACAAGCTTGGGCGTTCAGCTGATACTCGTATGACTTCGGCGTGGTTTGGTACTAACGCAAAACGTAAAGTTGAAGCGTTAGATGTAGCGTTGGAAATGGCGGACGCTTAATATGAAAATTCTGATCTTTGGATTGCCGGGTAGTGGAAAGACTACCTTGGCAGCCCCTTTTGCAAAGCTAATTGATGCTGTACATATTAATGCTGATGAAGTTCGCACTCACTACGACGATTGGGATTTCAGTCTAGAAGGACGAATGCGACAAGCAAATAGGATGCGACACTTAAGTGATGGTGTCGTCCGAGCTGGTAAGACTGCAGTAGCAGACTTTGTGTGTCCTACAGAAGAAGCTCGTGTTGCTTTTGATCCAGACTTTACTATATGGATGGACACGATTAAAGAAGGTCGGTTTGCAGATACAAATGCAATGTTTGTATCACCTATTAATGCTGATTATCACGTGAGTGAATGGTTTACCGATACTCATGCACAACTTGTTGAAGTGATTAGAGCGTTCCAACTAAAGCAAAGTAAAAAACATAATGAGTGAAGTAAGTAAAATTCGTCATTTGACAAAAGCCGTAACTTGGCGTATAATAGCTAGTATAACCACAGTATTAATTGCTTGGTATTTTGGTTTACCACCGAAAGCAATTGGAGCAGTATTTTTAGCAGATTTAGTTATTAAATTTGGTTTATATTATGCTCACGAACGTGTGTGGTATCAGCATATTAAGATTGGATTGAAAGGAAAAAGAGATGTACGATAAGGCTTTGTTTGACTATCAGAAGCCCACAGCTCAGATGCTAGGGCGTTGGCAACCTTGGCATACTGGTCATACAGCCTTGTTTAAAAAGGCTCTGGCCGTCACTGGACAGGTCTGTATAATGGTCAGAGATGTTGGTGGTATTATAGGAAAAGACGCAGGGGCTGGTAGAACAGTAGAGCAAAGTGACAACCCCTTTGGAGAAATTCAAGTGATTGAAGGTATCAGCGAAGGTCTTTCAAAAGAAGGTTATCATAACGGTTACGAATATATTATCGTGTGTGTACCTAATATTGTCGACATTAGCTACGGCCGAGGAGTTGGGTACACGTTTACACAACACGATCTCGGTGAAGAAGTTCACAACATAAGCGCAACTAAAATCAGAGCTAAACTTCGCGAAGAAGGCAAACTCACATAACTAAAGGAAAGTAAAATGGGTATTATACAAACTGGCGGCGATACACTACCAACTATAATTTCAGAAGATCACCGTAAGCAAATCCAAGACGCACTAAAAGAAATGTCTAATTCTATGGTGCGCATTGAAGCTGAAAAAGATCACATGAAGTCTATTGCAGAGAAAATTCTTGAAGACTGCTTAGTACCTAAGAAAGACTTTAATAAGCTAGCTCGCATCTATCACGCATCTAACTTGGCACAAGAAGCTGCAAAGAGTGAAGAGTTTATGCAATTCGCTGAAGCTGTGTTAGAGCCACTGAGCAAGCGGATTGGAATTAGCAATGACTAATGGACCATTTAAAAATGCTTTTGATGCTGATACAAACGGTGTAGTACGTCGCGAAATTACGTCGTTCCGTATTAAAGATGGCACAATGTACAAAGAATCTGCTGTCCGAGAGTATTACAAAAGTGGGGATTATCATGATTCACAAAGCGCAGTTGCTTTAGTAGATCGATAACAGAGGGGAGCTTCGGCTCCCTTCAACCTCATGGAGTATCTTATGAAAAGTCATTATGAAATATTAGCTCCGTATCGGCAGCAATACCAGCAGGAATCAAATGAACCTGATTTGATATCTCCGGAAGCTCGTCACAAGTATGCTATGTTCGTCAAAGGTAATGATCACTTAATTAACGGCAGAACATATTGCTCTAAAGATGAAGATGGCAACTATATTAGCTGTTTTGTAAGCCAGTACTCTGATATCATAGAACGTAATTTAGAACCTGGCATAAGAAAAGCAGTTCTTAGTTTACATGAAAAAGGTTATCTAACGTTTACGAGTTGCCAAGGACATGACGATTCTAGACACAGATATATTGGTGTGCTATTCAACACTAAAGAACAAAAACACGATTTTATTTCTGAAGTAGATAAGCTTGATTGTAATGTATATTGGTACGACAACGTTCTTAACTCAGTAGAAAGACCATGCACAGAATCTGAGTGGTGGGATGACGGCGGCATGACAGTGCATATTGTTTATGATGATAAGAAATTTCACGAGGTTCCTCAGCAAAAATGCAGAGAAAATCCATACACTGATGAAGAATTAACAAAGTTTTGGAATATTCAATCAAATAGAAATTACTCGCATTATGAATGCATAGTCTTTTCTTTTGGTTACCCTATGGTAGAAACAAGCTTTTGGAAAGCAGTTAAAAAATACTTCTTTTATGATCAAACAAAAGTTAATGCAGCTTATAGCGATTTCTTAACTAAAGTAGATAATTTGTCAGATTACTTAGCATAAAAAAAGGGATCCTCGAAAGGATCCCAATTAGTTTTAATCGAGCCGGTTAAACCCGGCTTTCTTATTTTTATTTGCTATCTTAGAACAAATTCGCGATAGCAACTCTACGGTAGTAAACGTTAGTGTTAGCAACTAAGCCACCATCGTTAGCAGCAGCGCCGCCACGAGCGAATGGGTTAGCAACCATGCCATAACGGGTTTTGAAGCCGATTTTTGGCTGGAAGCTGTTCTCACCAACTGCACGAACCATTTGCAATGGAACGTATGGGCAATAGAATAGACCCGCGTCGAATGAAGAAGAACCTTTATAGCCAACTACTAGGTAGTTTGCACCAGCGTATGGATCGATATACACTCTGTAACGACCGTTTAGTACACCAGCAAAAGTATTGCCTGTGTCGTCAACGTTAAGAGCATTAGCGTTAAGAGCTGGAGTGTAATCAAGTACACCAGCCATTTGCAATGCAGAAGCTACATCGGAAGAACAGATAACCAAGTTACCTTTACCACGACGAGTTTGCTGAGCAATCTTGTTAGCTTCTTGTTCGATTTGGAACATAAGACCTTTGAATTTCTCTACTGACCAACGGCCATTAGCATCTACGTCAAGATCGAAAGTACCAGGAACGGCTGTAGCAACAGCACCTGCAACAGCTGTACCATAAATGGTACGAACTAATTCACGGTTGATTTCCACAAGGATTTCAGACTGTAGAATGTTTGCTAGTTCTGTTTCAGCGTCTAGGCCGTGTACAGCTTTAAGATCTTGTGCAAGCTCAGTAGTGTACTCAGCTTTCAAAGCTCTTGATTTAGCAGCAACAGTAACTTTCTCGATTGAGAAGGCCATTTCTGCGAAACCAGCACCAGCACCGTCGCCAAGTGCTTCAGCAGCAGCAGTAGCCATACCAGTACCAGTTGTGACAGCGCCACCAGGTAAAGTATTTGCGTGAGTACCAGCACCAGAGAAGTCAGTATCGGCTTCAGCATAGAATGCTTCGGCGCCGCCTTGAGTTGCGTACTTAGAACGCATTGCAAAGATAAGACCAGTTGGTCCTGTCATTGGCTGAACGCCAGCAATGTCGTATGCCATTAGGTTAGGCATTGCGCGACGTACTAATGAAATAAGTACTGGATCATAACCAGCTACTGGACCAGTAGCAGTTGAGCCAGCAGAGAATCCGCCAGTACCAGCTGAGTTAGTTGGTGAGGCTTCTGAAAGAAGACCGGTCATGGAGGCAGAAATATCGCCTGATTCCATAAGAGCCCGCTCGGTGTTTTCAAGAATTGTTGCCGTTACCGACTTCTTGTGTTGATCAGTGATTGCAGAAAAGTTTGAGTGCTCTAAGATTGGGCCCCACTTTTCAACAAGTGCTTGATAGTTTGACTGTGCCATAATTGTCTATCTCCTTGATTAGGTTTATCTGGATCTATTTATAAATGTTAATATTTTACTGATTTGTTTTTCTTGTATTAAGAGACTCTACAAGCGCATTAATGTTTGAGTAATCAGAAGTGCGTTTAGGCGCTGCTGTTTCTTCAGTCATAATTTCTTGCTCTTCAGAAACTTCTTCAACAATAGCTTTTTTAGCAGTGAAGAAAGATTCTTTTAGGGTTTTAAGATCGCTTTTATATTCAGCAATATCAGAAACACCGAGTTTCTCAGAAAGTACTTTTAATCTTTCACGCTGAGTGATTGTAAGATCTTCAGTCATTTCGCTGAAAGCTGATTCAGCTTTTAGACTTGCAATCTGCTTTAGCAATTCAACATTTTCATTGAACTTTGCATTGGCAGTGGTCTTAAGTTCTGCAACTTCTTCTTCAAGTCCAGCAACTACGTCGATTGTTTCATCGTTGACGTCGATGTTGTGCTCTTCGAAAAGAGTTTTAAGACCATCCATTAATGACTCAGCAATGTCCACCTTAACCCCGGTTTCGATAGCAAGTGCATTTTCTTTCATCCACTCTTCTACAACGTAGTCGAGATATGAATCAAGGTTTTCTACGATTTTTTCTACTGCAGTATCAACAGATTCTTTCATCTCAACTTCGAGAGCTTCAGTTTTTTCTGCGATAATAGCATTAGCTTTGATAGTGGCTGCTTCATTAACAGCTGCTTCAAAAACCATAGTGACTTTAGATGTGAATTCTTCTGAAAGATCCATGCCTTCGAACATTGATGCGATTGATTCTTCAATCTCAATAACTTCTTCAACAACAACCTCAGAATCAGCCTCGGCTTCTTCTTTAACAGCGCCTTGTCCTGGTGTAACAGCCCCTACTTTGCTGGCTTTAGGATCGGCTGACTTTTTCACATCTGCCTTTTTCTTTTTGATGTCGCCGCCTGCTGGCGTAACTGGATCAGGAATCTCGGAAGATTTTACTGATGATCCACCATCATCGACAACGAACTTTTCGTCTAACTCATTTGACATATGTTCTACTCCTTTTTTTCGTGGTGATATTCTATATGTATACTATTTATTAAAAAATTAATTTCTAAGTGATTTTACAAAGCGTTCAAACATACGTACAGCTGTGCTCTCATCAACTCGACGAACGACCCGTCTAACTTCTTTTTCAATTTCTTCTTGAATTTCTTCAATTGCTTCTTCAACTGTTACGTTAGTCGGTAACCAGTTGCCTCTAGCAATGTCATAAAAGAATTCAGTGTTTTCCATAATGCCATTTACGAAGCAATTAGGGCCTGATGGGTCTGTTACAATATCAACAGTAGCTAGATGGAAATCGTCTTGAACTTCCATGATACCTTCTTTTGTTTGCTTTACAGAACCCAATCCTCTAGTTGATACGCCAATAAGAACACCTTCGTCCATAAGTGTCTTAACAATGTTGCCCATTGGAGTACCGAGAATTTTTGCTTTACCAATAAAATTTGATCCGTCTTTTTTCATTTCAGTGATAAGGTGTGAAACTCTATCGCCGTTAATGCTTGGACCGTCTGGGTGACCTAGTTCACCAAGAGCTCTCTTAGTAGTAATAAAATCTTTATTATAGCGATTCATTTCTTTTTCAAGAACCGCAGATGGATAAATGCGACCGTTGCGATTTTTGATGTCACCTTGCATAAAGATGCCTTCGATGAAGTAAGACTTAACGCCCGTTTCTTCATTGATCTCCGTTGCAACGCTGCAATCTTCTACAACTTCGGTAATGAGTTTCATTTTATCGCCTCTATGTTATTCTAACTGTATTTATAATTATTTTGTTATACTCTGGCGTCGTAATAGTTTTTGTTTAATTCGCAGAATTAAAATCTTTATCAAATGATTGTTGAACTAATGTTTCAATAGGGTTCATAATATTTCCTCATATTTGCTATTATTTATACGTTTTAGAACTTGTAGTTATATATAACTATATTTATAACCAAATTCTCTGTGGGGCAGAAGGTGTCACACCATGTGACGTATCTAGTGCTTCTACTGCTGCTCTAACTTCATCACCCACTAAACGGATATTCACGTGCCAACCATCTAAGGCTTGTATCTCAGGATACTCCATGTCATTATCATCTGTCAGTGTATTACCTGTAGGTTCGCTTAGTGTTCCCACAACATCAATAGCATAGTTAGATGTACTACTGACAAAGTAAGGCTCACCCTCTATCTGTGTACTCTCTACGCCTGTCTCAGGGTCTACGATTGTGCTGTAGTCCTGCTTGTAGAAGGCAGAGAGAACTGATGGCATAGACGCCTCAGCATCTAGCTTGAGATAGAAGTCGTTCTTTGGAGTTACTACACCATCTTCAAGGATTAGTTCGTCGGTCATGTTGTTAGCTCCTGTAATTGTGTATTAGTTAGTTGACGTGGATAGTATTGTATGGACTTGATGTGCCCATTCACTGCAGCGAAGTTACCTTGAAAGTTGTCGTAAAAATAGCCAAGCGCCAACTTAGATAACCCAGACGGAATGGTTACTGATGTATCAGTGACTGCTGTTGCGCCATTAAGAGAAGCTGCGAAGTTGTTGTCGCTAAATCCAATAGCAAACTTAACAAGTTCAGAAGGTGCGCCCCTACTGCCAGCGCCTATATCTACATCTAAGTTGCCTGAATTGATACTAGCAGCACGGTGGGCTGTGGCAGAGGTGAAGTGTATTATTCTGTTGTAAGGAGTGCCATCACTTAAAACGAAAGCACCATAATCCAGACTACTAGGTTTATTACTCTTGAACTCCACAGCGATACTACCCTTATCGTTGTTATAACCAAAGGCACTCGTTGGGATTTCGGCGAGGTCCATAGCACGAGTAGCTGTAGCGCCTGTCGTCGGGATGTAGGACGAAGGGAAAGCGCCAGCTTCTATTTGTGCGCCCCATAAGAACACACTATCTCCAATCGCATTAGTGACATTACTCCAAGGGTCGCCATTGCCCTCTGTTGGCTTTGGAGAGAACAACACACGATGCCAGCTAATAGTTATGCCCCATGCTTGGCAAAGATACCAACCATTAGGGTAAGCGGTTATGCTGGTGTAACCAACAGTAGTGGACTTGTTCCCTGTAACGCCATTTGCAAGGTCAAAGTACGCCCAGCAACCTCCAGCTTGTCCGAAACCAAGCCAATCAACTGTGTCAGCTTTAGCGAAGACACTAACGCAACCACCAGTAGGCACATCGTCATCCGTAAAAGCTCCATTGTTTGTTGTCGCATTCTTAGCGGCAATTCTGTCGGCTGTTAAATTGCCATCAGGTGCAACTGCTACATTACCTGTTGTTGTTACTGCATTATATGCCTTCCAGTACCCCTGCGTGAAATCCTCAGAATACTTCGCAATGTTAGTCCTAGCTTCCTCAATCAGTAAACCTTTGACTGCACCAGTAGCATCGTACTCAATGCGAGGGATGTTGTTACCGTGGTTAAACACTTGTAGTGTGCCATCAGATTGGCCGAAGAGGACTTCTTCAATGGATACGTTGTCAATAAACTTGTCAAAGCTACTAGAGACTACGTTATCAAAGCTCACATAGCCGTTTGCTGTTGGAGATAGAAAGATCTCGGTTGAGCCAGTGAGTATATAGTTTTGATTGTAGATCATTACACCTGTTCCGTTATCATTACTCTTAATCCGAACTTTCATGTATGTGTTCACTGGAGTACCAACAGATGTTGAAGCATCAAATCTAACTCTATATGTTTTTCCTGCCTTTACATAAGCGTTAGTAGATGAAAGGCTTTGATTAGCTATGGCATTAGCTAGAAGTGCCGCTTTGCCATTGCTGTAAACCCACTCAGCACCATTTTGGGTCCAACCAGACAAATCAGTATCAAACGTGCCATTCGTAACCGAATTGTTGCCATAGCTAATCTTGCTTAGTGCTGTCCCCCCGCTTGCACGGGAGAACGTAATGAGATCAGTTGCACTGTCGTATTGTTTAGTACCCATGATTACTCACTCCAATCTAGTATGATAAAGCTGTTCTCACTGCCATCGAAGGTCAGGCTCAGAGATGGTTCAGTTGATGGTAAAGTTGCTTCCGTAATACCAGCGTCACCTAAGTCGTCAGACCACATACGAAACTGTCCGATTGTACCCATGAAAAGTTGTCCAAGGTCTAAGTTAGTAGATGATAGGTCAGGGAGGCCTTGACGAGTTGGGTAGAAAGATGTTGTGAGTGTACCCTCGGTTGCGCCTTTAATGAACGTAGAGCTGTGAATTGATGCGAGGTTGAAGGGTACGTTGGTGTTAGGAGAGTAGTCGGTAGTCGAGCCTTGTGATAACTGCTGACCTCCACTGGTCGCGGTTCTTTGCGAGGCATCGTATTGGCCTGACCTATTACCACCAGTGTCAATACCAGTGCTGATGTAGTCTATATTGCCAGATTTCCAAAGAAGAAAAGATACCTCCCCCCCACCGACGCCTGGAGTAAGCCCATTATCAGCATAAGTCATCTTGCCATCCATCTGGATAGACACGTTAGTGCTGTTATACGGCAGGTTAGCCGCAGGGACTGTTAGTGTCTCAGCAGCACGAGTAGCTGTAGCTGTTGTTGTTGGGATGTAACTTGATGGAGTTGAGCCTAGTTCATACTGTGTGCCAGCTATTAAGATAACATCTGTTGCGGTGCAAGTCACAACACCGTCACCGTTGGGAACCTCATACCTCGAACCACCAGAGGTAGAAGCTGCATCAGCCGAAGCCCAACATAGCCACCAGCCATCACCATAGTCTACCATCCCGTGGTCTATGTTAGCGGCATCCTTAGTGCCTACAGCGCCATTCTGCACGTCAAAGTAAGCACGTTTAGAAGTGTCGCCCGTGTCGTACATATTAATATCAAACCAGCCAGAACCAGCAGAATACTTAACCAACGCCCAACCAACATAGGTTGCACCTAATGTAAGGGTTTTACCGACTTGGTTTCTTTGCGCGGTGCCAAGGTCTCCACCACTACTTACAGGTGAAATCGTCTGATAAGTACCGAAGGGTGAACCTGAGGTTACTGCACCTCTGGTCATGGTACCAGCCCAACCAGTGCCATCCAAATCACCAGAGCTAGTCATCAAGTTAGTCCGAGCTTCACTCTCGTGGAGGATGCCTTCGTTAACCCAAGCAGAGCCATTGTAGACGTGATGACCACGACGAGAAAGGTAAACAGGAGTAGTTGTCGTTGGAACGTATGACTCAAAGCCTGTAGAGGCATCAGGGTTGTTCACCATGCCACCGAGGTCACTTTGGTAGGTGTGTACGTTAGTAACACCGCAAGAACCAGTACCCACACCAGCTGTGCGTAGCTGCTGTGCTGTCTGACCTGCTGCACCGAGATGGACAATAATACTTGCTGGTGCGGAATTACCTGTTGTGGTAGCTGTGTAGCCGACTGTAAGCCGCCAAATGTTACCAGATATGTTCACGCAACTATCTACAGTCATGGCTGATGTAGGGTCGCTGACTGTGTAGGTGGAGGACGTTAATAAAGTCGTATCATAAGCTGCCCAACTAAACCTCGTAGCGGAGGCCCACGCGCCCAAGGCAATTACAGGCAGGCCGTCATCAACGGTGAAATCTGCTACTATCTTATAGTCTAAACCCTTGACTGTCTGTGTCGCAGCCCTAAAAGTTGCTGCACGTCTATCAGTGGTGGCTGTTGTAAAGGTAATGCGGTCTGCTGTACGTGTGGCTGTTGCTAAATACAAGTTCCACTGCGTCTGGTCTTCGCTGTAGGGAACCAAGTTATGTGGACGCCACTTCAGCAAGCCATCACTATCGACCATAGTTGCATTGGTTGTAGCTGCGTGAGTTATAGATGCACCGAAGGTAGAGGAAACACCATTTTTGTTAAAGACACTCGCCTTGAAGTCGAGAATGAAACTTGGCTCAAGAGTAAGTATTGCATACACAGATACCGACGATCTAAAATCCCAATATGATTTACTGATCTCGCCACGTAATGCTGTCTCACCTTTTTTTCTGACCTTAACATAAGTATACTGTGCATTACCACCAGTAGGTGTAAACGTTCTGATGCCAGAAGCGGTTGTTCCATTAGCGTCTAAATATGTGTCTGCTGCTGTTGCTGCATTATCATATTCCCAGATGCAAGTATTAGCTACCCCACCTTCAGATCCTAGAACATCCGCCCAAGCCATTATAGAGCTTCTCTAGCAAATTCCAGAATTTCAGCCATACCAGCTTTGTTTTTCATAGCAGTTTCAGTCATTTTCTTTACACTAGCTGATGACATTTTCTTGAACAATTTGTTAAGAATGTCCGCGTCTTCTTTTTTAATAATGGCAGAAGTATTATCTTTAAACTTTACAATACCTGCAGAAAACGCTTCATCAATCCGATCGACTGATTCTTTTGTTGTAATCTTATCTTGACCGCGCTCATCAGTATAGTTCGATTTTGTAGATTTCATAACAGTACGAGTTTTGCCATCGGCGCCAGTCATAGTAATTGGTTTTTTAAGAGCAGAGTTGGTAGTTTCAGCAACTACTTCTTCCATTTTGTCAGCAGCTCTATTAAGACCTTTTACTCTATTTTGACCACCTTTAAGATCTTTAGATGTAAGGGTGCCGTTTCTAAGTTTTTCTCTTTTATTTCTCAGATCAACAGCTGCTTTTGCATGGTAATCTTTAAGAGTTTCTTGTGATACTTCATCAAGTTCAGCTTCTTCGTTCTTTTTAGCTCTAATCATAGCTAAGTCGTGGCCATCAATTTTGCCATTTTTGTTATGATCAATTTTCTTTTGCTTAGGAGAAAGTTCTTCTGTTTTATCCCAAGGAGCTTTTTTCAAAGATACTGCTTTCTTGCCTTCTTTTGAAGGAGCAGCAGCTTTATCGAGCGCGTCTCTTTTAGCCATTTCGCTTTCAGTTACGTCACTAGCAATATTAGCATGAAGTGTTTTGATTGCCTCATGTGCAGTAGCAAGTTTGTTTTGATACCATTCTTCAGGATCGCCACCCTTGCTTAAAGAAGCTTTAATAGCTTTAGCAGCCATTGTGATAAAGTCAAGTTGCTGACTCATCATTGGAATTTCTTCAGCTGCATTTTCATTAACTTGTTCAATAGCGAACGCTTTATCATACATTGCATTCATACCATAAGCATATGCAGTATCGTAATTAGCATCACCTTCTTGGTCTGCAATGCGAGCCGCTTTCGGCTTAGCAATCTCGCCAGTGAACTGGTGATCTAAAGCAACTGGGTGACCGATCACTTCGTAAGTATGCATATCCTTAAATGCTTGCTCTTCTTCTGCCCGCGAATTTGGCTCAGCAACTTCCGCAATAACTTGTCTAAACGACTTCATTTGAAATCTCCTGAATTTACTTTAATTTGATTATATTTATCCATTAACGATTTTTGAATCTCTCTGATCTGTGTTACTCTGACTCTCCATATCACCGTCATCAGTTGGCTCTTCTTCTGGCGCTTCTGCTGCTTCTTTAGCAATCTCTTTTGCCATTTCTTTAATATCTTCATCAGACATACGAAGAACGTTTTTACGAACCCACTCTCTAGAATAATATGTACCAATATGTTCTTCAACTTCACGAAGAGTAGTAAGTCTTTCACGGGTAATCTCAGCTTCTTTCAATTCTGTAAAATAGTTATCTTGAATAAAGTCGTATCTTAAATCATTCTTGATTTCAGCGAACTCTTCGGGTGTCATAATACCTTTAAGGACTAGCTGCTTTTCAAGAATCTGTGTAAACAGCGATGAGAAACGATTGCGTAATCTTTGAATGAACTTGCCAAACTTAAGCTCATCACGAGTAATTTCAGATGTACGACCAAATGTCGCCATTGTTTCTGGTTCTAAGCGAGAAATAGGCACCTTCAACGACTTATATAGTTTGCGTTGGAAGTACTGCAAGTTCTCGTCGCTTGTTAACCCAGCAGCATTGCCGCCAGCTAACGTATCAACTTCAGTAGTTCTTTCACCACCACGACGTGGGAACCACAAGTCTTCAGTCATAGTCATCATTTTACGAGCATCTGATATTTCACCAGTAGATGAATTATACTGTAGCTTGTTTTTATGACGAACCATCATATCTCTTAGATACTGTTCAGCCTTCGATTTAGGCAAGTTACCAACGTCAATATAGAAAACTCGTCTTTCAGGAGCTCTTGTAAGAGTATAAATGATAACAGCATCTTCAAGCATCCTCAACTGGTTGATCGGTTTAATTGCAGCGTTAAGATGAGAAAGAACAAGAGAGTTATTTTCAGTCATTACGCCGGATGTAATACGAGCAATAGAATCTTTTGCGATCTTAAAGCCTTGTGTTCCTTGTGAACTACTAGACGAACCTTTATCACTACCAAAACCGTTTTCTGAATACATGTAGTATTCAGATTTAACTTTTTTAATTGGAGCGCCAGAATGTTTGTCTTTTCCACTCTTATCTATTTCACGGATAAGTTTAAGCTTGCGTGGATCCACATAACGTACTTCTTGGAGGCCTGCTTTAATATCTTCAGGATCTATGATACAATGGTAATTAACTCTGCCATCTACATAGAATTTGCTAAATGTGTCGTAAGCAGTATTACTAAAATCTAAAAGCGAGAGTACGTTTTCAAACTCTTCAACTAATTTATCTTTAACTTTGTCTGGCAAATCAGTGTCATCTAATATGATTTCTACTACTTTGTCATCAGTATCAACGCTAATAGCTTCATTCACGATTTCATCTACAGCCTGAGTAATTTCAGGTTGCATCGCCAAACCGCGGTATTTTGATACAAGCTCTGATTCAGTTTTAGCATTACCTTCTAAATCTAGAATAGTACTGTAAAACCCGCCCATAGCATTGCCGACGGTAATAGCACCGTCATCATTTAAAGGTTCAGCAAAAGAGACTGGAGTATGCCCAGTCTCTTCGCCTTCTCTTTTTATTTCAAATCCAAAAAGCTTCACTTTAATTCCTCACATTATATATTAAGTTGTTGGTACGCCGGTGTTTCCTTCAACTCTCCATAAGTCATACTGGAATGTAACGCCAAATTCTTCGATTGAATCTGTTTGGCTCCAGTCTAACTGAATACCGTCAACGGAAATCGGGAACATACCTTCAAAAACGTACGTGCGCAATGCAGAACCATCTTTGCTGTACTGAGTAACTTGCCCAGTAGACTTATACTGTTGCGGCAATCCTCTCGAGTTGGAATCGTGAGAGTTAATAAAATTCATCCACTCTTCTAAAGCGTTACGAATAGCGAAATCTTCATCGTTGATAACGGTTACTGTCCAGTCTGCGAATACCCTATCACCTGCATATTTGACCTGGCGCCCAAAGTAAGGTACCGTATATTGGCCAATTGTAGACTCCGGAATTCCTGCTGCTCTTATCATAAATGGTACTTTGATATCGGCAGAGGAATTAATCGGATTGGTGATTTGACATTGGAAGAGCGTAGGACGCGCACCGCCACCCACGAGTTCGGATTTGAACTGGTTGATGTTAAATGCCATGTGTCTTTCTCCTTTTAATTGTATTTATTACGCTAGCTGTCCGACAATTTCGTCAAACTCAACACCGGTTCTAGTTGCTACGAAAGTTAATTCGATAGTATTAATAGAACGAGCTGGCTTAATGAATATGCTTGCACGGAATTTGTTTTGATCAATAACTTCAGCAGTATTAACTGTAGAATCAGAAACAACTCTAAAATCAATAATGCCCCGACGCCCTTGGATGTCACGAAGGAATGGATCTACAATGTTCTTAAACTGAGTCTGACTAAAGTCGTCGTTAAACTCGAATAAGAAGCTTTCCGCTGCTGTTGCAATTGTCTTTTCAACTGCAATAAACAATCTGCGAACATTAAGTCGGTCAAATGCGCTTGCTGTCCCAAGCCCTGTTTTATCACCAAATAGTACGATTCCTCGTCCTGTCTGAGACATAACTGGGTTAACGTCTGCGCTGTACAATTGATCTCTTTGTGGTTTACTTGGGTTAAACGCAAGTTTAACGATATTCTTAATAATACCTTTTCTGTAACCAGCTGGAGATTCCCACGCATCTACTCTTGATGCAAGGCCTGCCATATCACCGTTTAGAGGAGTCCAACGATATTTGTCGTTAAACTTGTCATACCGATATTTATAACCGCTGTCCATGAACCAGTAAGAAGAGTTCTGAACTTTGTTGCGATAAGCAATAGCGTTATCTAGTTTTGAATTTGTTTTTAGCTCATCGACTACCGCTTCTTTAGATGGTGATAGGAATGCCACACAATCTTTTCTGTAATCTGCTAAGTTAGCAACAATATAGTTTGCACGAGTAGCATTATCATCGCCTTTGCCCTGAAGAACAAATGCAATGTCGATTTCATTTGCATTCTTAAGAGTGTCCCAAGCAAAAGCTAAGGAGCCCAATGTTGCTGAAGATTCAGTTTTAGCATCGGTACCAGCAACCATATTTTCATATTTGTTTACTGTTTGAGTAGCAGTACCAATTACTGATGAGTTTGCTAGTTTAATCCACGAAGAACTATTTTCAATAACAATTGGATAATAGTTAGTAGCACCTTGCGCGTTTGTAGCTCCAGCGGTTGTTGATAAGTTATCAAATGCTTCTAGAACTGTGTTTGGTGTACCAGTGATTCCACCATCTTTATCGATAACTGCGATATGAAGATGATTGGCAGAAGGAGCTGTTCCAAAGATAGCGTTATGCTGCCATCTTTTAGTCATTGAAAGCTTAGAAAGATCAGTTTCTGCAAGTGTATAGCGACCTGTAAATCCGATAGCTTGAGTGAAGCCAACAGTTGCTGTTACGGCTGTGTTGCCTGATCCAAACACTTCATCAATGTCAGCAACAGAAGCAGTTGCGACTACAAGTTCTTGGTATCCAATGCTTGCGTTACCAATAACGATAACATCACCGACATTAACAGCCGGTAGACTTACAGTATTCGCAACTTCAAAAGAAACTGCAGTGCTGTTGAAAGCAATAGTTTGGAAAACAGCACTGTTAGAAACTGCGTTTTCATCAATACCACCGACTGCAACAACTGATATAGAATATGCAGAGTTAGTACACCAAGAAACTTCAATTGAGTTGCCTAATGCGCCAGGGTATTTTGCATCAAACGCGGCGTATGTACTACTTTCTGGAACGATCACGCTATTAGCATCATATACAAGAGTTGTACCAGATGCTGTTGCAGATGCGTCATCAGCACGTACAACATATAACGCGTTCGCGTATGATAAGTAGTCAGACGCTACGAAAAATGTTTCATAGTTGTCGTCGGTTGGTTTACCAAAGCGATCTACTAGGTCATTTTCTGAAGTGATTAGAATAGGATCGTTAACTGGACCCCACTTAAAAATGCCGGCCATTGCTGCCGGAGCTGTAGCAACGCCCGGCACTGTTTGACTCGCATCCACTTCACGAACAATGACGGAAGGACTTACGGAAAAAGCCATGTTTTTCTCCTTTAATTAATTAGAAACGCGTTTATATTTTAATATTATTGTTTCTATTTATAAATTATACGATTTGCTTTATTGAGCGCTTCATAGTCTAATGCCGTCGTCTTCGTAAAAAGATGGATCACCGATATCGCAGAAGCCTAGCGGCAGCATATCTTGTTCAATTTGCTCGTCTGTTTTTTCTCTTAACTTTGTTAATGTATTTATGTCTGTCATATCTTTGAAGTATTGTTGCTCAGTCATCCAAGCAAATAGTACTAGGTTCATTACTAAATCGTCGTGAAACCCAGATTCTGCTTCAAACGAGTTTGCTTTCTTGGAAAATCTACTCAATTCTTGAATAGTATCATAATCTCTTATGAGGAGTTGGTTTTGTTCAACGAGCATTTTAAGCATAGAACAACCTGTATTTTTTACAAGTTTGGTTGTTCGAATACCATTATCAACGTTTTTGCCAAAACCAGGACTTAAAACTTTACCGCTCCGCCCGCTGTTCTGAGTGTAGAGTAAATTTTCGTAACCAAGATCTATTGTAAGAACATCAGAAACTTGGCCTCCAATATCATTAATTTCTACTAATATGCCAGCTTCATTGTAAATCATACCAGCTCTATATAAAACTGATGCAAAATCAACTGGTCCTATTAGGTTGTCTTTATAAACTGCTACTTGCCTATACGGCATTTCTGAAATATCGAAAATGGTAAAAGTAGAATAGTCTAATCCTTTACCTCTTGCAACGTCTGCAGTAATTACATATTGCTTATTTTTATCGGCTTTTTCATACTGAGTTAATCCTTCTGCTTTAGCAATAGGTTGGTCAGGATATAACTCTTTTAGCTTACTACCACTAATAAGAGTACCAGAAGAACCCAAGAATTCGCAGCAATATTCTTGGTTAAACTTTTCTTCATCATGGTCAAGGGCTTCAATAGTTTCTTTACGCCAATTCTCGTCACGACCAGGAACATCATACCACATAACTTCTTGGTATTGATAACCATTTGTGCCTTCTTTTGCGCCTTTGCATGTTTTCCAAAAGTGGTTTAAACCGTTTGGTGTAGAAGTCATTAATAGCTTCGTAGATTCACCAGACGAAATAGTAGGATAAACAGAAGCGAAGAATTCGTCGTAACCTTCAATAAACGCGACCTCGTCGAGATATAGAAAGTTAACAGATTTACCACGAATTGCTGATGAAGATGTAGTACCAGCAAGTACTTGACAACCATTTTCTAATGCAATGTTACCCTTGTTCCATTCTTCGATACCTTGCTGAAGCCACTTAGGTAAAGCTTCATATGCTAACTTAACCCTTGCCATAACCTCTCTAGAAGCATCACCTTTGTTAGCAAGGATAGCTACAGTCTTAAACTCATTAAACAAGATATAATGCAGAATAACCGCAACTGCGGTAGTGGTTTTGCCTGATTGTCTAGCAGTTAGAACGGCTACACGTCTGTTTTTAAAGATCTTATCACAAATTTCTTTTTGGTAATCGTACATATCAAAAGGAATAAGACCTCTATCAACATGCACAATTTTGATGTATTCTTTAGAAAAATAGATAGGGTCATCCGCACACTTCATGTACTCCTTAAGGAGTTCAGGTGTCCATTCAATATTCTCTTGAACTTTTTTAAGATGCGAATTGCCTAAGTAACCGTCACCCATCTTTAGTTCCACTATTATCTTTTAGCATTTTAAGTAAGTCTGCTGTGGAGACGATTAAATTATTGTTTGTAACATTTGTCTGTGCTGCTTCTTTCGGGCCGTTTATTTCTTCTAAAGCGTATTTCTTTTTAGAAGATATATCTGCAAAATCTTTGTTAGCATCAAGCAGTGTTTTCATAAGAGTAGAAACGACCTCAAATGCTCTAGGTTGCTCAGATTGTTTCGCGATCTCAAGCATCTCTTCCATTGCTGATCTTCCGGTTTCCATAATACTTTCGATATTCTTACGTACCGATTCAATATCACGCAAGTTTTCTCCGTCGTCAGCTGAAACTATTGCAACAGGATTATCGGATGGAGGAGCAACCTGAGCTGGCAGATGCATTTCGGCTTCATCTATGTCAGACATTTGTCTAATGCCTAGTGCAGAAGAAATCTTTTCGTCGCTCATTATACATCCTCAAATATTGTAATAATACCCCAGTCATCATCGAACTCAATTTGTTGGTAAGCTACTGATATGGCTGCTGGGTCACCAACAGTAACTAGCGGTGGAGATCTATAGCCAGAGCCAGCATTGGTTACTGTAATACCCGTAGCTTGGCCATCAACACCGATAGAGATAGTAGCTGTTGCAGTGTTAGCAACAACTGTATCTATAGTAGCACTCGCTGAAATATAGAACTTACCATTGTTATTTATACTAATTGAAGATACAGAACCGTCAGTTAGAACTGCCGTAGCAGTTGCTTGATAATCTGCAGCGACACCGGTAGGCGCCGAAAAAGTGATTTCCGGTGTCGTGTTGGCATAATTAGCACCACCATTTGTCATAGTAATTGCTGTTACTTCGCCGGCTGACACAGTCACAAGTGCTGTAGCATTATCTTTATCAAAATTAGATGTAAAATATGTACCAGTCTGGGCAGTGGTTGGTACTACATACGATCCAACTGCAGTTAATCCAGAGATTTGGCTAATAGTCAAGTTATCTAAAGCTCCTAAAAAGCTTCTTTCATTCGTAGAACGTTCGCCAATATACACACTTGTACCACCGCCAATTAAGAAACCCTGCGGTGCAGCAGCCCCAGCATCTGCAGTACCGTTTACTAACCATCTTGCTGTTGCACCATAATGTTCAAGGCGGCAATGATTCCATTGGTTTAAAACTAAGACTTCTGGAGTAGATCTTGTCGGTGCACTATTAAGAACTGGCCGATATACAAGTTCTCCTGAAGCTTCTATTTCAATTCTCATAGTAGTACCGGCGAAATTTAGAACATGAGAATCGTTAGCGTGGAACTCTTCAGGGTAAATCCAAAATTCTATAGCAAAACCAGTACCAGCAGTGACTAAATTATATGTTGTTACATGGTCGAGAATTACATCAGTATGGTTTGCATGATAGAGCGCGTCGTCACCAAACTTAATATATTGTGATTTTACAGGTGCCTCGGATATAGAGACGGTGGCTGAGTTATAATATGTACCGCTGTTAGTAATACCAATAGATCCAACGGTGTCGCCAGAGAGCACTGCAGTGCCACTGGCGGTGGTTACAGGAGAGTCTGGAGCACTAATTACTATGGCAGGAGAAGCAGAATAGTATCCACCTGCTTCGGGAATACTGAATGAAGTTATAGAAGTGTTAGTGATAACGGGAGTAATTTGTGCGTTTAAAGAACTTGGTGCAGCAACAGTAACTGGGATGCTATTGTTTGGATCGTAGTTTTCACCATCATTTACAATAGTAATTCCAGATACAGCTCCGTTTGAGAGAGAAGATGTTGCCGTAACAGTTATGCCGTCTTCGTAAAGCGGATTGCCATTTCCATCAAGACCTGGCTTAATTATAACTCTTTCTTCTGGAGTTGCATTAGAAGCAGTGGTGGTAGACATATCGACATCAATGAACTTGATAACTTTCTTTGTTTTCTCAGGACCGAAGTACCAACCTTTTAAAGTAAAAGTAAGAGTGTACAGAATAGTTTGTCGTGTCTCGTAATCACCTTCGTAAAGATCTTCTGTAGTAACACTATTTAAAATAATAGGAATATCAATAGGATCTAAGTCTGGCACCATTTTAGCAGTAACAGTCCAATCGGGTGTAAAGAACGGAATGATTTGTTCCATAAGTTTTGTTGCATCTTCTGAATACTTTGTCATAATATACAAAGAGAATTCTAAATTGTATGGCACAGAAGCGTAAACAAAATTACGAGAAGAGTTTGACTCTGCTTTTGATGCTTTGCGCATCTTTTGTGTTGACGCAATTTTGCGCACTGGATCATACGACAAGCTTGTAATTTCAAAAGACATGCGCGGCAAAGTCATAGCAGGTCTTCTGCTATTAATAAGGTCAGGATCTTCATTTAATCTTGAAAGAACTTTTTGGAATGGCGCATAGGACAACGGTACAATCATAGACTGTATTAACACACCGGCATTATCTTTTCTTTCAATTTTGAGTTGATTGAAAATAGTGCCAAATAACGCGACATATCTTCTAGTCGTTTCGTTATAGAAATAATTAGCAATTGCCATTAGTTGTTATCCTGAATAGTAATGTTTTCGCTGAACGGATCGAACTCGCTAAAGTCTAAAATGTCGTCTGCTAACTGTTCGAACTCAAGGTTTTGTGCCATTACATCGTTGTTTGCCACATCTTCAAGCGTAGTCACAAAGGTACTAGTAGAATTAATATCATCGAAATAATGATCTATATCGTAGCGGCCTGTATCGAATCTTTCGTTTGAATATTCCATTAATTCGCATTTGATATCGTATACTTGTAGAGAGCCAGACTGATAGAAAACACTTTCATGTTCTACGTATGTTACTCTGTACATTTTCTGGTTTAAAGGAAGCCAGATAATATCGTTTTCTCTAGGGCGAACTTTAGTTTGGTTAACTCTTGTAACAAATCTTTCGAATGTTCTAATCGCAACAGTAAACGTAACTTGATCTCTGATCTGTAAGCCGAACTTAGATAGGAAGTCGCCTTCACCTTCAAAGCCATCAACGTTCTTAACATATACTTCAAAAGAATACATCTCATCGTAAAGAGGTGTATCATCTTCGTTAAAGATACTATCGATGTTATTGAACAACCCGCTTATGTAGGTTACATCGAGGCCGAAGATCTGAATAGATTCAATTACGAGATCATCAATTAAATTCTGCTCATTAAAGTTGTCGTAATTGCTAAAGTATACATTGGTTGCCATGATTTACCCAATAAAATTGTATGTTAGTGGCTGCAAATTATTAATAGCTTCTTCTTCCATCTTTTCTCTTTCGGCTCTTGCTTCAGCTAGTATTTGCTCGCCGTTAAAAGAAACACCGCCAACTAATTGCATATTTGTAAACTTAGTTAGGTTAAGACCCCACTGTTCACGTACAAGAACTGACGCGTAATTCTGCAACCAACGGTCGCCCCATACATCTGAGTATTCGTCCGGATCAATAATGTCGTATGCTTCAACGATGATATACGTACCAACAGTCCAGCGTTCTTTATCGTTATCAATGAATACTTTGTTTACGTGTTTGTTATAACGTATAATCGGTTTACCAACAAGCATTTCTTGCATAAACTCGATGTGCTGCATAGTCATATAATAATTGACCATGCTATAGCTTGACATGTCTTGTACGTTATTTAGAACAAATTGATACTGGACGTTAAAAATACCGCCGCCCATAGAGATTGAGGTATCAAAATTAAAAATATTAGATATACCTAGCAATTTTTCTGGTAATGGAATCCAACCATTTACTTTATCTTGTTCTGTAATTATGTGCTTTAAATAAACTAATTGGCTACCATTATAATGGTAATCTCTCCAGAAAGAAACAGCTTCGTCTACTCGGTCGTCAATTTGTTCTTCAGCAACGTTGATTTGGATAACTGGTGCACCAATTTTCCTTAAAATATACTGAATGAACTCTTCTCTTGACTGTGGTTGTGCCATGTTTTTCCCCTTAAGCCAGTTCGTCTTTAATGATTACTTTGATATAACCAGTATTCGGAAAAGTTTCAATCTGACCATTGACGTATTCTATTTGGAATTCTGCTGTATGAGTACCAACGCTGGAAGTATCTCCAGTTTGCCATTCATATGCTACGGTACCTTTAGTAGCATTAACAATAGTACCAGTCCCGCCGTTGATTTTGATAGTACCATCTTCGTCTTTCATATGAAATTTTACTAAAGACGCGTTTGCCATTGATTTGACTCTACCGTTAGAATCCTTAAGAGCAGCCTCGATAGACGGTGCCGTGTCATTCTGTTTTATGTAAAAGCTAGCCGCCATTATTTTTCTCCAAGGTTTACTTTTATTTATTAAAACTAAAAACTATTTCTGAATAATTTCAGCTTGTGTCATTCCGTTGCTTATTATCTTAATAGAATTAGACTCATCGTTGATATGTAAGTCATTAAAGTCGATTTGGTTAAACACAACATAGTTTGCACCATCTTTAGAGTAAGTTCGTGTCGATACATTTACCCCAACGCTTTCTACACTAAAGCCGTATGATCCAACACTATCACCTACTGACCATACGTATATATTTGTATCAAGTGTAAATTCTAAAGTAGGATTGAAATGTGCGTGAGTAAGATTATAACCTTGCGCAGATTGAGTAAACGGTATTACAAGTGCGCCGTATTCTACCGTTGCGTAGCGTATAACACCAAATTCTATAGTAGAACTTGATGTAAAACCAAAACTTAATTCAGCAGAAGCTTGAATTATTGGTGCAGTAATAAAACCTATTAACTCAAAGTCTAAATTAAAGTTATTTAGAGTACCAGCAATTGGGATCTGCGCATAAGAAACAAAGGAAGTTTCAATTAATCCTGAAACTCCCCCTGAAAGCTGTGTGTAACCACCGCCAAAAAATTCGAAATCTAGTGTTGTAGAAAACGCGCCATTTGCAGACATGAGGCTTTACCTTAAGTTAAATTTAAGCGCCGCCAGCTGTGATGGTGAATGTAGTAATATTAATTTGCTGACCTGTTGCAATGTTAGTATTATCTAATTGCATGTCGCCTCCGGCACCAGTAGCTGTAACAGTACCCTGCATGTGGCAAACAGTACCAGCATTGTTGTGCACTCTAAAATAGCCAGCTGTGCCGCCTGCGTCTGCAGATAAGTCTTGCCAGGTTCCTGATAAAGCAATAGATCCACCAAAAGGTGCTCCTAGCCAATCTGAAGGAAGAACCATTGTTGCTACAACTACACCAGTATTGGCGGTTGCAGCGTCTGCTGGTACAGATCCTGTTGATATGGTCAAAATCGGGTTAATACCAATTTCTGTTTCTAACGCGGTTAATGTCGCGTTTCTTGCGGTCACCGATAACTGAAAAGCCATCATTGTCTCCTTTGTTTGTATTAATTTATTGATATTTATAAAAAAACAGTTGACAACCTTTCAAAACAGTGTATAATAGGATTATGTCCTTTATAATAATAAGAAGTTAATTAATTGTTTCTTCTTTCTATATCATCTTCAGACAATGTATCACCCATCCAAACTTCTATTACTTTAACAGGAGTGCTGCCAACGTTAGTTGCTTTGTGCCAACAAAGCTTCGGTATGTCAATACTATCACCAGTTTCATATGTCTTAGAAGTACTGTAATCGTTTGTAAACTGTAATTCCATCTTAAGTTTACCATCAACGATATGCCAATGTTCAGATCTAATAAAGTGTCTTTGATCGCTTAAAGATTTTCCAACATCAATAGATAGTTCTTTTACTTTCCAATGGCCGTTCTGGTCTAGATCTCTATATGTGCCCCAGAGTCTTTGTGTTTTAGGCTTATCCCAGTTCTTTAGAATCCAAGATGAACTGTTCTTTTTGTCGTGGCCACCGACACCAAACACAAATTGAACATCATCAAATACCATTTCTGGAATATTATATCTTGTTCTGTCACCGCCATTAGCAAATACTATCTCAGCTGTTTTAGGGAAGTAGTTTTTGATATATTTTATAGCGTCACAAGCAGAATCATCACTATCATCAAATCCAAAAGTATGACCAACACATTTGATATTATTAACTATATTTATACGTTCTTCAAAAGACATGAAGGGCTGACCTTTTTTACGAGTCAACCAATCATCACTGTTTACTCCAACACATAAAATATCACCAAGTTTTTTAGCTTCTTGAAAATAGGCGATATG